GTTCTCTTACCTGGTCTGCTAGTTGTCTATATAAATTTTCTGCCATTTCCCATGTTGCTTCAGCTGCAGATAATCTTGTTGCTGTGTCTGTTAGTTTTTCTTTTGCAACTTCAAGGTCTCTTTCAAGATTAATAAGAGTTTGTTTGTTGGCTTCTATGGTGTCTGTTAAATTTAATACGTATCTAACTGATGTAAATGTTCCAGCCAATATAGCTGCTACCACAGGGACAATCACTATATTCTTTTTAACCCATTCAAACTTAGATAATTTATTTTTCTTTGTGGCCATTTGCAAACTCTCTTTGTTTATCTTTTAATTTTTCAATATCATTAACAGCTTTCTCTACTTGTTTCTGCAAGAATTCAATATTAACTTTATTGTGCATACCATCTTCAATCGCTTTATTTAAACGATCTACAGATTTATACAAATCCTCTACTAACATGTAGAGCTCCGCTTCACCAGATGATTTACCTAATTGTCCTCTTGGATACTTAATTCTAAACTCTGTGTTTTGTTCTAAATCTTTTTCTATTAACTCTAATTTTGTTGAGTGTGAATTTAACGTTTCATGCAAACCAAAATAAGCCCAAGTTCCGATTGCGACCATCGCAATCAAACTAGCAACCGTCTTCATTGGCATTTGCACTTTTGCTTCTTCACTAATTTTTAAAGCCATAAACTACGGTAAAAATTTATTATATTGAGTAACTATCCAGTTTGTAATTTTTTTCCAAGTATAAACTACTCTGTCTTTAACTTTTTGAATTTTAGTTCTCTGCATTTTTTTTCTCCTCAATTTCGTAGAAGAAGTTATCTGTGTCTTCCGTCTTCCACTTACTTGTATTTTCAACATTCCATTCAGAAGTTTGCACTTTCCAATCTGGAACATTATCTTTCACTGTAAATGAAGGTATATCCCAAATGCATCTGTTGTTAGGTTGTGCTGCATAGTTCCCGTCGTCTAGGGCTATGATGTGAGCACATTTGTGCTCGTGCGGTATTTCTGAATGATCCGTATCTAGGATATTAGGGTCTGGGTGAGCAAAGTCAACCGTAAAAAGGTATTTACCTGGATGCCATTTCTTATCTTTTCCTATGTATTTACCAGCTTGTCCCTCTAAGATATCGAAAGAATGTACAGAAGGATAATAACTAAAACAATTCCACAACTGTAATTCGTCAAGTCTACGTCTAGGAACTTCTTCTGGCTTATAGCCTCTTTGAATGAACGCAGATATCGGGAGACGATAGAAGATAGCTCCATTTTCCATAATACAATGAAAAAGGAGACTACGCCCTGTAATGCTCGAAAGACCAAAGATAATGCAGTCTTCAACTTCTCCATGATGTTTCTTAAGGTCATAAAGATATTCTCTCCTTATCTGTGCGTATTCTACCGGTATGTTTGCATTTAAATATGCCATAATAAATCCTCATTTAATTGTACCCCAATTATCCCCTTCTTCATAATCTACTTTGTTTGGCACTTCAAGTGATACTGTTGTCTCCATTATTTCTTTAATCTTGTCTGCTTCTTTTTTATTTTGAACTGAAATATCTAATTCATCATGAACTTGTAGATGTGGTATGATGCCTTCTGCATGTAAATCTATCATAGCTTTCTTTGTCATGTCAGCAGCAGATCCTTGTATTAATCTATTCAAAGCTTTGTATGTGTAAGCTCTTCTGATCCCTGGTCCGTGTTCCGAGAGCGCTGTATCATGAGGTAGTGGTTTATGAATACCGAATTGATTTGGTTCCCATAAGTGAAACCTGCACAAACGACCGAGAAGAGTTCTAACTTTACCACGTTGTTGTGCTCTGCTCATCACAGCGTCCATGAGTTGTTTAACGAAAGGAACTTTACTATGATACTGTTTAAATAAATCTTCTGCTTGTAATTTGTTTATACCAAGCTCTGCTTGTAATTTATTTTTACCCATACCATAAAATAAACCAAGATTAATTGTTTTAGCTTGTGATCTAGGTATGTTAGCCATATCAGATACAATCTGGTGGAAGTCTGCGTTTTCATTTTTATACGCATCTACTACATCTTCAACAGAGTAAAACCCTTGCAGTGCAGCATAGTGGACTACCAGCCTTGGTTCTTGTTGATTGTAATCAAAACAACCCCATTTACAGTTGTCTTCTGGAATAAATAAACTTCTGATCCGTGGTCCAAGATCCTTGTTCCTTGCAGGTATCTGCTGTAAGTTTGGATTATTCATACTGAATCTTCCTGTAACAGTCCCACCACTATCACCACGTAACTGGTTAATCTCTGCGTGTATTCTACCTTTGTATGAATATTTTAATATTGTGTCTATGAATGTGGTATGAGCTTTGTTTATCTCTCTTGCTTTTGCAATGGCTTGCACAACTTGATGAGGATGGTTTGATAAAAAGTTTTTTGTAAAGCTGGGAGCTCCTGTTTTTACAGTTCTCTCGTACGGTAAACCAAGTTTATCAAATACTTTAGCTATAGACCTTGCAGCCCAGATTTGAACCTCTTCTTTTGTTTCTGCATAAACACCACCCAATAATCTTTTCTCTTCTTCTTCCATTTTTTGTTTTTCTAATGCAGCTCTGTCTTTATCAACACGAACACCAAGAAACCTCATGTCCACTAAAACAGGGAACAGTTTAGTTTCCATATTAAATATGTCCTCTATATCTTGGTGCATTATTTCTTTTTTCATTTCTTGCCACAACTCCAGTGTGAGTTGGGCGTCACGCTCCGCGTAAGCTCCAACGTACATAGCTGGTAGTTTGTACATTTCTGCTTTTGGATCTACACCCCAAGACTTTGCAGTTTCTTGTAAAACAGTTTCATCTTTACCTTTACCAAGATAATCTCTTGATAAGCCATTTAAATCATATCTAAATCTATTTTCATCTACCAAAGAAGAAGCTATCATTGTATCTACAATTTGACCTTTTACGTTTATACCAATAGCTCTTAACCAACATATATCGTACATGGCGTTGTGAAATATTTTTGTAGACTCATGGTTCATCTGGTCCTGTAACCATTTTAAAACCATCTTACGATCCATGTTGCCACCACCTTCATGAGCTATGGGATAGTACGCGCACCAATCGTGCGTAGCTAATGATATACCAACCACATCACCTACACCTACAACAGAACCAGACCCCATTCTTTCGTTTAGGTTTGGATCTTTTGTTTCTAAGTCGACAGCTATCTCGTCATACTTTCCAAGATCAGGAAAGTCTGTTGGTGGTATCCACTCTGTTTGTGGTTTAAATAGAGGTATCTTCATAGTCCCTTTCTATTGCCATTTCAATATAGTGTATGGCTTTTAATAAATCTTCTTTTTGATTTTTTTGCTTATGCCTACACAAATATTTTATTGCATTTCCCTCCGCAAACGGAATGTTATTTTTGTTTATAAACTCACTTGCCTGTATTCTCATCGACCGGTAGTGATCACCACCTATCTGCTTTTTGTATGTGTCTTTCATATTTTATATCCTTTGTATATGTCTTTTGGTCTGATGATGTGTAAATGATTTCTAGTTCTAGTTGCCCCTACATAAAACAATCTATTTTCATCGTCAGGATTTTGTTCGTAATTTTTTTGTGTATTTCTAGAGAGATCTGTTAGCAGAACAACATTATCTTGTTCTCCACCTTTAACACCATGTATTGTAGATAAAGTAATTCTAGGTTTAGAATTTAACTTCTCACCATTCTCCCTCATCCTTCTTATATACCTTATTTTTTTCTGTGGCGCATCATCAAAAGCATCGTACCAAACTTTGTTTGTCTTTAACCATCTCTTTTCATTTAGGGATGACATATTGTGTAACATGTCTTTGTCTATGTATTTTAATGATTGTTTTTCAAAATGATTACTAGACATATAAGAAACTATCCTAGTTAGTTGATCAAAATTTATATTCACACCTTTACGCACATCTTCCCAATCTGTGATTGCTTTGTATAAGTCTTGTTCTTTGTTTGTTTTAAATTTGTTCTCATAATACAACCCTTGTGAGTATAGTTGGTCTTCTAAATCATTTAACATAAACCTAGTTCTAGCTAATACTATCCAATTACCCTTTTTCATGTTAACCTGTTCAAAGTCATCATAATATGAAAGTAAACCTCTTTGCGTTTTTGGTCGCCATTCTTTTGGTAATCTGTTTTGTATTCTTGTTACTATCTTGGATGCAATATCATGCACAACCTGCGGCACTCGGTATGACTGTGTCAACTGTATTAGTTTTCCTGTCTGCGTTATAAAACTATCTACATCTGCGCCAGCCCACCTAAATATAGCTTGATCATCATCACCAGCTAAATAAGTATCTTTAGTTTTATTCCATATTGATCTTGCCATGTCCCACTGAGACAGAGATAAATCTTGAGCTTCATCTATAAATACCACATCAAATCGTGGTGACTTATCTGATTTAACAAACTCTGTAATCATGTCTGTAAAATCTATTAAGTTATAATCTTTTTTGTATTGATTAAGATCGTGTACAAACTGTTTTAGTTGTTTAACTGTTATATCTTGTGTGTGTTCTTTTAAATTATACTGCTGCTCTGGTGTAATACTTCGTAATTTAGCCATTTGCACAATACGCAATAAATCACTTTTGGTTGTAAATAATCCTGTATGTTCATTATCATACTCATTGTAATCTAAACTATAATTTGTTTTTTTACCTAAATCCTCGTAGTGTCTACGTTGCATCACCTCATCTTTTTTAATACCTAGTCTTCTAAATGCGAGAGAATGTAAAGTTCTAAAATATGGTAAGTCGTCTTCACTAAAATTAAATTTTGACATCGCTCTGTCTCTTGCTTCGTATGCAGCTTTTTGTGTAAAAGAAAAATACCCTATCTTGTCTGGGTCTGTTTCTTTCAAATACTTATCAACTTCATTTAGTAAAGTTGTAGTTTTGCCTGTGCCCGGTGGTCCTAATACTATTGTTTTCATAATAAATGTGTCATTAAAATAGTGGCTATACAAATTACGGTAATAATTGTTATGTCACTTTTGAGTGATGGTCTTCTTCTCAAAAAGAGTCCTCCTTTTTAAATTTTCTATCTTTAATTTTTGTTTGCTCTTTTTCAAATTGTTTTAATTTTATAACAGATAGTTTTTTCTTTCCTATAGTCATACGTATGTGTTCACAACCACAATGTTCTAATAACCACAATATTGTAATATCATATTTTTCTGTCCATTTGTGTCTGTGTAAAAATTTATGGTAGAAGTGTGTAAAAATAAAATGATGATGACCGTCTTTTGTCCAGACGTTACCAGACTCCATGTCTTCTCTTGTTGCACCCTCTGCGGTTCTACTTGTACAATAATTTTCTAAATGTTGAGACAGCTGTTCTAGTTTGGAAGCACCTGAAGGTGCCTCTACCACTTCAGGGTTAGCCATTAAAGAAGACACAAGATCTTTGTAATCTTTTGGTTTTAAGGTTGGTGGGAATTTATATATTTGATTCATACATGCTCTCACAAATAATCTTTGTTCTTGTAGCTCTTCTGCTTTTAATTCAACTCTTTCACCATCAACGTTAAGTCTAAATATTTTTGGATCTAATTCTACAATCTGTAAGTCAGACAACTGCGGAAACATACTTTGTGTTCCAATACCATACTTTCTAGTTTTACATAATTGTTTATCACAGTGATTACACATAGGTTCGTCTTGACATTTAAAACCGTAATCTTTTGTATCCTTTCTAAATTTTGATATCTCATCATGTCTAAATGGATTTACAAAATGTTTAAAATTAAATTGATCTAATTTGTCAGCCCAACTATCTGGCCATTTCTTTTTTGCATAGACTCTAAATTGAAACATAACTCTGTCTCTACCATCATCTAATTTTTCTTTCGTTAAGGATTCTAAACAAGGTGGGCCATCATCAAACTCAGACGGTGGTCTTTGTATTTTTAAATCTTGTAATTCTTTTGGTGTGAGAGCGCTAACTTTTACGCCATTTAAAAAAGCATCTATTGTAACTGCTCTACCTTGTAAATCATAGGCGTATCTTGTTGAATTCTTACAATTAAAATATGGTAAATTTAGAAAATTTCCTGTATCATCTTGCGATTTTAATTCAATTTGTTTTGGAAATACTTCCGCATTACCAAATCCTAAAACTGCACTAACGGACATAAGTTTATCTCGCATTAATTTTGCAGGCACAAAATCTGTTGTGAATAAAAATATATGTGCTCCACCACTTTTAGATCTACAAACAGATAGTGGTATAGAGTATTGATCTATTTTTTTTAATATTTCTTTATGGTCAAGAGTATATTTATCTACATCTATGCATCCCCATCTACACTCATTGTCCTCATTTATTGGTATAATTCCTAAACTAGGTTCGATACCGTTAAGGTGATCTTCCCAATGTTTATCAGTTACCATTTCTCTTTTTACAAATGATTTACCTTTTACTTTTAATCCATCGACACCTTTCTTGTCTACATAAGTGCATCCATGAGCACGTTTTAATCCTGTGAATATCTTTCTAAAGTCTTCCATAATTACCTTTTACTGGTAAGGGCGGATCCACTCTCGCTTAGCCGCCCCATACCCATTCATCCTGATCGAATGAATTAATTAATATGGTGAATTGGATTTGGTTTCCTGCTCGCCGTGTTTTACATTAACATCGCCTTTGGAAACATTTGATCCAAAGTCTTTTGCTATTTTGTAA